TAGGCAAGTGTATGATGGGCTCAACTTCAAACGCATTAGATAAAGGTGGAGACAATTTCAAAAAGCTTTATTACAATAGCGACGTTACTAAAAGAAATAGAAACGGACAAACATCTTCTGGGCTCTATAGCTTGTTCATACCTATGGAGTGGAACTACGAAGGATTCATGGATACTTTCGGATCACCTGTCTTTATTGGAGGAGGAAATAATGTTAAAGGAATCGACGGTCATGAAATTACAACAGGAGTTATTGAACACTGGGAAAATGAAGTCGACGGTTTAAAAAATGATCAAGATAGTTTAAACGAATATTATAGGCAGTTTCCAAGAACAGAAGATCACGCGTTTAGAGATGAAACTAAAAATAGCTTATTTAATTTAACTAAAATATATGAGCAAATAGATTACAATAACGATGTAAACAATTTAGCTAATATTTCTAAAGGTAATTTTATATGGGCACAAGGAATAAAAGACACAAGAGTAATGTTTGTGCCTAGTAATAATGGAAGATTTAATATATCGTGGGTTCCACCCAACAACTTGCAAAATAATATAATATTAAAAAATGGACTTAAATACCCAGGTAATGAACACGTGGGGGCTTTTGGTTGCGACTCTTACGATATTAGCGGTACTGTTGATGGTCGCGGTTCTAAAGGAGCTTTACATGGATTAACTAAATTTTCTATGGAAGATGCTCCAGCAAATCATTTTTTCTTAGAATATATATCTAGACCTGAAACTGCTGAAATATTTTTTGAAGATGTACTTATGGCTTGCGTGTTTTATGGCATGCCAATATTAGCAGAAAATAACAAACCTAGATTATTATATTATTTCAAACGTAGAGGATATAGAGGTTTTAGCATGAATAGACCTGATAAAATTTGGAATAAATTATCTACAACAGAAAAAGAAGTTGGTGGTATACCAAACTCTAGTGAAGATGTAAAACAAGCTCACGCAGCCGCCATAGAGAGTTATATAGAAGAGTTTGTAGGTAAATTAGAAAATAATTATGGTGATATGTACTTTCAAGATACTTTGATAGATTGGAGTGGTTTTAATATAAATAATAGGACTAAGTATGATGCTACTATAAGTTCTGGGCTAGCTATAATGGCCTGTAATAAAAATAGATATAGACCTATACCACAAAGATCTATGAAAAAAATAAATTTAGGTATAAAACGATACGACAACAACGGCATTATTTCAAAATTAATATAATAAACATATATGATTTATACTACTAACAATAGTTCTTTTCCAGATCAGGTGGTACCTGATGCAGAAAAAGCTACTTTAGAATATGGGCTTGCTGTAGGTAGAGCTATAGAAGGCGAGTGGTTTAGAAATTATAGATATGGTACTAATATGCCTGGCTATGCTGTCAACTATAATCAATATCACCTTTTAAGATTATACGCAAGAGGAGAGCAACCTGTTCAAAAATACAAAGATGAATTAGCTATAAATGGTGATTTAAGTTATTTAAATTTAGACTGGAAACCTGTGCCTGTTATTTCTAAATTTGTAGATATAGTTGTTAACGGTATGTCTCAAAGAAATTATGAAATAAAAGCATTTGCAATAGATCCTTTTTCTACAAACAAAAGAACTGAGTATGCTGAAATGTTAATGAGAGATGTTAGAGAAAGAGAATTAGCAGAAAAAATAAAAGAAACTACAGGTATAGAAGTTCAATCAAAAGAATTTCAAGCATTAGGTTTAGAAAGTGAAGAAGAAATAAAACTACATTTACAATTAGATTATAAACAGTCTATTGAAATAGCAGAAGAAGAAGTAATAAATGATGTATTAGATCGAAATAAATATGATTTAATTAGAAGAAGATTAGCGTATGATCTTACTACTTTAGGTATTGGAGCAGTTAAAACTAATTGGAATAAGTCAGAAGGTATAATGGTAGAATACGTAGATCCAGCCGCTCTTGTTTATTCATATACAGAAGATCCTAACTTCGAAGATTTATATTATGTTGGTGAAGTAAAGTCTGTTTCTATACAAGATTTAAAAACTCAGTTTCCATATTTAACAGATCAAGAAATGGAAACTATACAAAAGTATCCAGGCAATGCTGAGTATTTAAGAGGATATAACGGTAGAAATGATAATTTAACCGTTCAAGTATTATACTTTGAATACAAAACTTATAGTGATCAAGTTTTTAAAATAAAAGAAACACCTCAAGGTTTAGAAAAGTCTTTAGAAAAACCTGATACTTTTAACCCACCTGAGAATGATAACTTTGAAAGAGTATCTAGAACTATAGAAACGTTATATAGTGGAGCTAAAATATTAGGACATCCAATGATGTTAAGATGGCAACTAGCTAAAAATATAACTAGGCCAATGGCAGATACTACTAGAGTAAAAATGAATTACAACATTTGTGCTCCAAGAATATATAAAGGTAGAATTGAAAGTTTAGTAAGTAGGATAACAGGTTTTGCTGATATGATACAGTTGACTCATTTAAAGATTCAACAAGTATTATCTCGTACAGTACCTGATGGTGTATTTTTAGATATGGACGGATTAGCAGAGGTTGACCTTGGTAATGGGACAAATTATAATCCTGCTGAAGCTTTAAATATGTATTTTCAAACTGGTAGTATAGTTGGTAGATCTTTAACTCAAGATGGAGATATTAATAGAGGTAAAGTACCTATACAGGAATTACAAACAGGAAGTGGTGGTGCTAAAATACAAAGTTTAATACAAACTTATCAGTATTACTTACAAATGATAAGAGATGTGACTGGTTTAAATGAAGCTAGAGATGGTAGTACCCCTGATAAAAATGCTTTAGTAGGTTTACAAAAATTAGCAGCTGCTAATAGTAATACAGCAACAAGACATTTATTACAAGCTATGCTTTATTTAACTTCTAGAACTTGCGAAAATATATGTTTAAGAGTTTCTGATTCTTTAGAGTTTCCTTTTACAAAATCAGCGTTAGAAAATAGTATATCAAGATATAACGTCGCAACACTTGAAGAAATTAATAAATTAAATCTACATGACTTTGGTATATTTTTGCAATTAGAACCAGACGAAGAAGAAAAACAGTTTTTAGAACAAAATATTCAAATAGCCTTAAAAGGTGGTGCTATTGATTTAGAAGATGCTATAGATTTAAGAGAAATAAAAAATATTAAACTTGCTAATCAAATGTTGAAAGAGCGTAGAAAACGCAAATTAAAACGCGATCAACAAATACAACAGCAAAATATGCAGGCTCAAGCTCAATCAAATGCAAAGTTAGCTGAACAAACTGCATTAGCTGAAACTCAAAAACAACAAGTAATAACTGAACAAAAAATACAATTAGCAAAAGCTGAGAGTGATTTTGAAATACAGCAGATGCAGCAAAAGGCTCAAATAGATCAAAACTTACTTAATTTGCGATATACTTATGATATGCAATTAAAACAAATGGAAGTGCAGTCAAGAGTACAAAGAGAGCAAATGATAGAAGATCGAAAAGATAATAGAACTAAACTTGAGGGAACTCAACAAAGTGAAATGATAGATCAAAGAAAAAATGATTTATTACCTATAGACTTTCAACAAAAAGATTTACAAAATATATAAATTGTAAATAACTTATATTAATTATTATATTATATTATGTCAGAAACACAAGAAAAAGTAGGCGCAGATAAAAGCGACTTAAAAGTTAAAATAAAAAAGCCTTCTCTTATGAAAAAAGATAAAGGCCCTATTAAATTAGATTTAAGTAAAAAAGAAGAAAATGCCGTTCAAGAGCAAACAACAGATGAAGTACCTGTTCGCGACGAACCCACAATTAGCGAAGAAGTTCCTCAAGAAAACATCGAAAAAACAGATGAACAACCTACCGAAGAGATCAAGGAAGAAGTAGTAATTGAAGCTACTGAAGAAACAAAAGAAGAGCCAACAGAGGTAGAAAAACCTGAAATAGTAGTTCCAGAAAATTTGCATAAATTAGTGAATTTTATGAATGAAACAGGTGGAAACATAGAAGATTATGTAAGATTAAATACTGACTACACTGATGTTAATCCAGATACATTATTAGTAGAGTACTATAAAACTACAAAACCTCATTTAGATAAAGAAGAAATTGAATTTTTAATAGAAGATAAATTTTCTTACGACGAAGATGAGGACGAGAAAAAAGAAATTAAAAAAAAGCAGCTTGCTGCTAAAGAAGAACTTGCGAAAGCTCGAAAGTTTTTTGAAGATACAAAAAAACAATATTATGACGAGATCAAAGTTAGATCAAGCGTAAATCCGGATCAACAAAAAGCTATCGATTTTTTCAATAGATACAACAAAGAACAAAAAGTAGCCAATGAACGTCACGCTAGGTTTGAAAAATTAACTGAAGAGTTATTTACAGATTTCAAAGGTTTTGATATTAATGTAGGTGACAGAAACTTCAAATATAAAATAAACAATGCGCAAGACGTGAGTAAAAGGCAATCTAACTTAAACACTTTTGTTAAGAAGTTCTTAAACAAAGAAGGTGAAGTTGTAGATACTGCCGGTTACCATAAGGCTATTTATGCCGCAGAAAACATAGACTCAATAGCTAAAAATTTTTATGAGCAAGGCAAAGCCGATGCTACTAAAGAGATAATGGCTAAGTCTAAAAATATAGATGTAGAACCTAGAGCTGCTGCTTCAGGTGATATATTTATAAATGGTCTGCGTGTAAAAGCTATAAGTGGTGCTGATAGTTCTAGGTTGAAATTTAAAAAAACAAATAAAACAACTTAACTTAAAATTTAACAAATGAGTTTTACACAAAATGCTCAATTTCCAGCTAGCTTAAAGCCAGCTCCTCAGCAAATGACGTTAAGAGATAATTATCTTGATTTCACAGGTGATGCGGGTGGTAATTTTGCTCAGCAATATTTACCAGAGCTTTATGAAGCGGAAGTTGAAAGATACGGAAACCGAACAATTGGAGGTTTCCTAAGAATGGTTGGTGCTGAAATGCCAATGACATCAGATCAAGTTGTATGGTCTGAACAAAATAGATTACATATTGCATACAGAAAATGTAGTGTTAGTGATGCAGCTGCTGCAGGTGACGTAGATGCTACTGTTACTCTTAACCTAACAGAAGCAGGAGCTGATCAAGGTGCTGTTAGAGTTGGTCAAACAATTTTAATGTCAGATGTAGCTACAGGTTTAATAGTGCAAAAAGCGTTAGTACAAGCTGTGCGTAGTACTGCACAAACTACAGACAAAAAGTTATTAGATATAAAACTTTATGGAACTGATACTTTAACTTTACCAGATGATGTTAATAACAGTATTAATTTGTTTGTATACGGTTCTGATTTTGGAAAAGGAACAGTTGGTATGGAAGGTTCTATTGAGCCACAATTTACTCAGTTTTCTAATTCACCTATCATTTTAAAAGATAACTTTAAAATTAACGGTTCTGACACTGCTCAGATCGGTTGGGTTGAAGTTGCTACTGAAGATGGTCAATCAGGTTACTTATGGTATTTAAAGTCTGAGTCTGAAACAAGATTAAGATTTGAAGATTACCTAGAGACCGCTATGGTTGAAGCTGAATTTATGAAGCCTAATGATGTTTATGGATCAACTGCTAAATATGATTTTCCAACAGCATCTGATACGCAAGTTATAAAAGGTTCTGAAGGTTTATTTGCTGCTATTGAATCAAGAGGTAATGTATATTCTGGTTTTGCTGGAGCTGCTGCTCCTGGCGCTGGTGCATTAGCTGACTTTGATGAAATATTAAAGCAACTAGATAAGCAAGGTGCTATTGAAGAAAACATGTTATTCTTATCAAGAGCTACTGCTTTAGATTTTGATGATATGATTGCTGCTGTTAACGGAGCTTATGCTTCTACTCAAGCTGTTTCTTACGGTTTATTTGAGAATGACGGTGACATGGCACTTAACTTTGGTTTCTCTGGATTTAGAAGAGGTTCTTATGATTTCTATAAAACTGATTGGAAATATTTAAATGATATTTCTTTAAGAGGTTTATCTAAAGAAATAGATGGTGTATTAATTCCTGCTGGAACTACTACAGTATATGACCAAATGTTAGGATCTAACATCAGACGTCCTTTCTTACATGTAAGATATAGAGCTTCTGAAACTGAAGATCGAAGAATGAAGTCTTGGATCACTGGATCTGTTGGCGGTGCTTACACTGACACACTAGATGCAATGACCGTAAGTTTCTTATCTGAGAGATGTTTAGTAACTCAAGCTGCTAATAACTTCGTGTTATTCAAAGGAGCTTAATTATTGTTTAACATTTAAAGAATAGAAATTATGGGATTTATAAAAGTAAATGGGGTTGGCCCAATAGGTATGGATGAAGTGGCTTTTGTTAAAGATTCAGGTACTGATAAAGTAAATTTACATTACAATAATTTAACAACTGCTGTACAGTTAAGTTTTACAGATGATACACAAGCTGCTGCTTTAGCTGCTGTTAGAGCTGCTGTAGAGAAATATCAAGGCAACCAAGAAGGACCAATAATTACAGTTGAAGGCGTAACTGCTTCAAACGTATCGTTGGTATAACACAACAATAATAAGATCCCGCTACGGCGGGGTCTTTTTTAATTATTATATTATATTATATTATGGAAACAAAAGCGAGTAAAGCTCCTAAAATAGAAAAATGGGAGTATAAAGATAGAAATTACTATCTTAAAACAAATAAAAATCCTTTAACTTATACTATACCTACTAGACACTCAAGAAGATACCCGCTAACCTGGTTTGATCCAGAGTTAGGATATGAAAGAGAACTAAGGTATGCTACAAATCAAAAAAGTATTTTTGTAGATGAGCAAGAAGGTCCATGCACTATGAAGCATGTAGTATTTGAAAACGGTGTTTTACAAGTACCAAAAGAAAAAAGAAACTTACAAGAATTTTTACATCATCACCCTCACAACGGTTTAATATTTCTTGAATTTGATCAAGTAGTAGCAAATGAGAATCAATTTGATGTAATGGAATTAGAACTAGCTGCTCAAAATATGGCTTATCAAATGGATGTAGATAAATTAGAGGCTATATTAAGAGTTGAAGTAGGAAGTAAAGTTAATAATTTAACTACTAAAGAATTAAAGCGAGATGCTTTAATATTTGCAAAAAGAAATCCTTCACTATTTATAGAGTTATCAGAAGATGATAATGTTGAATTAAGAAACGTAGCTATTAAAGCTGTTGAAGCTAAGATATTAACTTTAGCTGATGATAATAGAACGTTTAAATGGAGAAGTAACGGTAGGAAATTAATGACTGTTCCGTTTGATGAAAACGCTTATTCAGCTATAGCAGCTTGGTTTAAAACTGACGAAGGCTTAGAAGTTTATAAGTCTATTCAGAAAAAACTAAAATAACAAGTGATTATAATTAAGGCGGCAATGCGCCGCCTTTTTTTAAATATAGATATATGATTAATGTAAACACTGTTTATCAAACTGTCTTGTTCATATTAAACAAAGAACAAAGAGGATATATGACACCAGCTGAATTTAATAGTTTAGCAACACAAGTTCAATTAGAAATATTTGATAAGTATTTTGAAGATTTAAATGTATTCTTACGACAACCTACAAATGATAGTGAATATGCTAACAGAATAAAAACAGTAGAAGAAAAAATATCTATATTTGAAGAACAAAAAACTTTACAAACTCCATATGATTTAACTAGTCTTGATCCTACTTTTTATAAATTAGGTTCTGTAACTTATGAAAGATCTACGTTAAATCCTTATGGTCCAGAATACCCTACAGTATTAGAGGAAATTACACAAGGAGAATTTAACTTAATAAATAAATCACCCTTAACTAGACCGTCAAGCACGTTTCCAGTGTTTACACTTAGAAATAATCAATTAAAAATATCACCTTCAATAGTAGAAATAATAGTAAACTACATACGAAAGCCTAAAGACGTTAGATGGGGCTACACGACAGGTAGTTTAGGTCAGTATTTGTATGATAACACTGTTTATAATCCATCTACTTATCCTAGCCCTACTGATCCACTTACTGCAGGTTCTACTCAATTTGAACTTTCGGATATTGATCAAACTGAAGTTATAATAAAAATATTACAATATGCTGGAATAATTATAAGAGATCCGCAAATAGTACAAACAGCTAGTGTTTTATCACAACAAGAAGAAGTAGCAGAAAAATCTTAATAAATGGGACTAATAACAGAAACTAATTATCAATATTATCAAGGAAGTCAATTGTTTTTAGGCAGCGGTGTTGCTGGTCAAAAACTTGAATGTACTTTTGATATTGTGTTGAACGATGCTGTAGATTCAATAAGAAATTATATAGTAGAAATAAGACCTGACACTGCTCAAGATTATTCTCCTTATACAGGTAGTACATATAGTTTGGTAGGCTATAATAAAATAGAAATATTAGGTTCAATACCTACAACAACTAGTATTAGAGTTAGAGCTATAGACAAGGCTAGATGGAACAATTATGGTGGATATGAATATGTACCATTAAGTGAGATAGTTACTAATTTTATGAACATATATGTAGGTAGTAGTAATATAATATCTAGCGCTAGACGATCTGATGTAATATTTCATGCTAAACGAGCATTACAAGAATTTAGTTATGACACTTTAAAAAGTGTAAAATCTCAAGAACTTACAATACCTCACAATTTAACATTGCCGATACCTCAAGACTATGTAAATTATGTGCAATTGTCTTGGATAGATCAAGCTGGCGTAAAACATATTATATATCCAATAAATGATTTAAGTAGTAATCCTACACCTATTCTTCAAGACAAAGAAGGTATACCTACACAAGATAATTACGGTAATAATTTAGAAGCTGCTCAATCATTAACTAGTGACCGTTGGAGCAGAACAAACGATAGAGATCTTACAGGTGAAATATTTTTAGATGAAGAACCTTTTGTTTACGGTTTTGATTGGTGGAAATTATTTTATGGACAAAGATATGGACTTGATCCACAGATTAGTCAAAAAAACGGATGGTTTAATATAAACGAAAGAAAAGGAAGTTTTTCATTTAGCAGTGATTTAAGAGATCGATTAATTATATTAGATTATATATCAGATGGTTTAGCTTATGATGAAGATACTAAAGTACCTAAGATGGCTGAAGAAGCTATGTATATGCAAATTATGTATTCTTTATTATCTACAAGAGCTAATATTCCTGAATATATAATAAATAGATATAGAAGAGAAAAATCTTCTAAATTAAGAAATGCAAAAATAAGATTAAGTAATATTAAATTAGAAGCATTTACTCAAGTAATGAGAGGTAAATCTAAATGGATTAAACATTAGATATGGCAGAAAGTAAAAATAATTTTATAAAAGCCAAAATGAATCAAGACCTAGATGATAGGTTGATTCCAAAAGGTGAATATAGAATAGGTCAAAATGTTACGATAAGTAGATCAGAAGGCGATGATGTAGGTACGTTTCAAAATATACTTGGAAATAATTTTGTTACCAATTTTAACTTAACAGATTATGCAGGAAGCGCTACTAAGTTAGAAGTTATAGGTTATATAATAGACGAAGTAAATAATTTAGCATATATATTTTTAACAAATTATACTGACTCTTCTCAAAATAGATTAAGTAACATAGCTCCTTCTAGTTCTTCTCATTTTATAATTTCATATAATTTTAAAACAGATACTACTAATGTATTAGTTAGTGGTAGTTTTTTAAATTTCTCTAAAACACATAGAATATATGGAATAAATTTAATAGAAAATTTACTTTTCTTTACAGACTATAGAAATCAACCAAGAAAAATAAATGTTCAAACAGCTAGTTCTAATCGTAATTATTATAATTCTGAAGATAAAATATCTGTAGCTAAATTTTACCCATCTAATCCTTTACAATTTTATAGAGAATATACCTATCTAGCTAGTGCTAACTCTGGCGGCGGCGAGACAGCCGCGCCTTCTGATACTCTTACACTTGATCTAAAAGGAACACCTGAAGAAGCTGGATTATTTGTAGGTATGGCAGTTAGTCTTGGTAGTGTAGGTGCAGTAGGTATTAATGTTTATATAGAAAGCATTTCCGCAGTAAATAAACAAATTACTTTAAATTCTACTCAGACCTGGAATAAAAATCAGCCTATAACTTTTACAGAGTACGGACTAAAAAGTTGTGGCTCTAAATTTTTGCCAGTAATATATGAAGGTTTTATTAAATCTGTTGAAGATTCGGCCGCGGGAGAATATATTTTAGAAGATGTTAATGGAGTTAAACCCCAGTTAGAAGGTGTAGATAATACCTATGCTGATTCTAAAATTTATATAGCAAGTGCAGGCAGTAGTGAACCTATAGTTACTGTAGAACAAAATGCTAAAATAACTACTTACGATAACACTAATGGTGAAATAAAAATTGAAGATTCAACTGGCGCTATAACTAATTTAAGTGCAAGTGATCAAGTTAAAATATACAGAGAAAATCCTAATTACAATGCTAATTTCTCTGGAGATACTGAGTTTTTAAAAGATAAATTTATAAGATTTTCCTATAGATATAAATTTGATGATAATGAATATTCATTAATAGCTCCATTTACTCAAATAGCTTTTATACCTCAGAACTTTGGAAGCTTTATATTAAATGAAGAAGAAAAAGCAGGTAAAACTTCTGTTATTAATTTCTTTGAAAATAATATCGACTGTGTAGACCTTCAGATACGAACTCCTTTTGAACAAGGAAATTATGATGGAAGATCGTGGAATCAAACAATAGATGCTTTAAATATAAAAGAAATAGAAATTTTATGTAAATTTTCTAATGAAAATACTATAAAAGTTATAGACGTTTTAGATCAAGCATTTATAAGTAGTTTGTCAAACAACGGTGATGATTCTTATATTAAATATACATATAAATCTACTAAACCTATACGAGTATTACCAGAAAAAGATATTACTAGAGTATATGATAAAACACCAGTAAGAGCTTTTGCTCAAGAAGTTACAGGTAATAGAGTTATGTATGGTAATTATATAGATAAACATACTTCTCCTCTTAGTTTGGATTTTAAATTAAGCGTAGGTAATAAAATAGATATTCCTCTTTCTCAAGATAAAAGAACTTTAATTAATCATAATTTAAAAGAAAATAGAAATTATCAAGTAGGTATTGTTTTGTCAGATAGATATGGTAGACAATCTGATGTAATTTTATCTAGCATACAAGGTTTTTTAGATTTATCAGGAACCGCTTTTGGATCTTCAACTTTATACAATCCTTATTCAGATAAAATTTCATTATCTGTTACTAATGTTTTAAATTTCTTTGGTAAACAAATGGTTTTACTATTAGAAAATGCTATACCAGAAACTTTATCACAACCAGGTTATCCAGGTTTATACTCGCCTATTGGTCAAGTTCAAACTTTAGAAATAACTGGTCCTTCTAGTGACCCTGGAGGTGCTGGTTTTACTGCTGGAGATATAGCGACTGGAGTTTACGATGGAAATACTATACAAATAGAAGTTACGGAAGTAGATGAAGGTGCCATAACAAATTTTACAATAATAGATCAAAGCGTTTCTGATATAGGTTTTTCAATAGGTCAAGTCGTAAGTTTTTCTTCTGAAGAGTCTACTATACCTTGTGAGATGACTGTTATTAAATTAAGAAAAGCAAATCCATTAGGTTGGTATACTTATAAAATAGTTGTTAACCAACAGCAACAAGAATATTACAATGTTTATATACCTAGTTCTTATCGAGACAATACTCCTGATTATAGTGATTTAAATAGTTATTTTTCATTAGTTAATGATAACATAAATAAAGTACCTAAAGATTTATCTAATGTTGGGCCAGAAGAAAAAGAGTTTAGATCTTCAGTTCAACTTTTTCCTAGAGTAAATCCTTCAGAACAAACTTTTAATAACGTTACTGCAAAAGATAGTTTTTTTATTGCACCGTTAAGAAAGTCAGATGAAGTAAGTTCTATAATATATAACTCTCAATTTAATAATACTTCAGGTAATTTTGTAGGTACAGAAATAGATGTTACTAAAGTTTACAAAGGAAAATCTGCTGCATTAGCACAGGTATCTAATAATAAGTTATTTGGACTAACTGCATCGAACTTTGATACTTTAGGAGTTTATGAGACAGATCCTTTTATTTCTAATTTAGATATATATTATGAAACCTCTACAAGTGGATTTATATCAGAACTTAATAAAGACATAAACTCAGGCAATTTAGGTCCAGTATCATTAAATCTAATAGAGGTATTAGACTTTTTTGAAAACACAGAACCTTATGGTATAGGGAGTGGAACTGCAGAATTGCCAGAGTTTGGTACTGTTATATACACTGTAGAGTTAATAGATAAAGACGGCGTGCCGATAGTTAGTACGTTTAACGAGTGTATATTAACTTCTGTTTTTTCTTCTTTAAATCCTAGTACTAATATATCTAATTTATTTACTTTAATTAGGCAAATTGATAATTCAAGTGGTTCGCCTGTATTTACAGGAAGGTTTGATATTTACACTAATGAATATAGATATATAGGAATAGGTCAAAATATAACTTTTAATTTTACTGCAACAGCTAATTCTGTTACTAATAACACCTTGAGTTTTACTGGGCCAATGAGTAATATTCAACCTCAATATAATCAACAAGCAAACCCAGGAGCAACACAGTTAGGTAATGATTTTATACCTATAAGCGTAGAGCCTTATGGTCAATATAGTAGGCAAACAAGTACGGGTGAATCTTTAAGACCTAAAGATTACACTACAAACCCAGGTGATAATATAGCTGTTCAAGGTATAGGTGAATTTGGTTCAATACCTTTAATATATACAACTAGCGGAGCTGGTATACAACTTCCGAAAAATGTAAATGGAATAGGCGGATTGTCTCTTGATCCTGGTTATTTTAATGATCAATATTCAATACAAAATTATAAGCTTCAAAATAATGGATCAACACCTACTGTAAATTTAGGTAGAAATGTATATTCTCCATACATATCATATGGTGGAATAGGAGACATTCCAGATAACACAGGCTCTGGAAGTATTTCTTCTGGTAATTCAGCTATTTATTGGTGGAGAAAACTTCTTGGTTTTGATGATCCTTCAACTAGGGCTGATTTTGATAATTATCCTTTTCAAGAGATTAGTCAAATCGTAAACACAAGCACTAGCGTTTATAACAATAAACTTCCCTCTTGGAAAGCTATTGAAGATACTCCAGATCAATTAATATCAGGCAATCAATCTGCTTTTTACTCTTTAGTTGATTATTCTTCCCACGCAAATGCTGGAGACCCTGATTACGGACCTTGGAGGATATTAGAACAAAATCAAAATGTTTCTAAATTTATAAACAATAATGGTGGTACAGGTTTTTTAAATGGAACTTTAAATACTAATTTTTATCAAGATGATTTAACATATTCACTTTCAGACTTGCATTTACCTACAGGTAATATATTTACAGACCCTCTTAATCCAACAGGTAGATTTCCAGATCCTAATAACGAAATAGCAGATCAACTAGATTTTATAGTTAATATTAATAATAATGGTGAAATTATTATTGTTGATGGAGCTTTACAACAAAAATTTGGTATTAATGGAAGTAAAGTTGATTTAATTCCTGATACACAAGCTTTAAATTCTGGTTTTATACATCAAGGTGGTTTAATAATAAATGATAGAATAGGCCATGGTAATCTTCAGTATATACCTTCTGGTCAATCTTACGGGCCAAAATACGTAGGTTCCTACGGTATTTTTTGGATAGGATTTAATATAAACGTAACTGATTCTTTTGGAACAACAACAACAATACCTAGAAACATAATAGTAATTTCATAATATGGCAGCAAGAGTACCTATAAGTTATTATAATTCTTTTTGGATAAAAAAGACAGGTTCAGCAGTAACAGAAACTGATGAAAACACAGATTATTGGTTTCCAGTTTGGCCTGGTATATTCTTTTCGCCGTATAATACTGGTACTTTTCCTATCAATGCTGAGGTTTCAGATCAAGAAGTAGGTAACAGAAATTGGTTTGTAGAAGAAGCTAGAATTAAAGGAGGATTTAATAATACAAGTGTAGACTTTGGCGTAAAAGCATACCTAAATGAAGACAATCCTGTACAATTAAATAGATTTAATTCTATAATATATTCAGGTGTTTTTAACTCTAGAACTGGTTTTAATGAAACAAACGTATTTTCAGTTGGAGAAACCATAAGTACTTCTTTAGACCCTAGCCATGGTTCTATACAAAGGTTATACGCGTTAAATAATGATTTAACAATATTTCAAGAAAATAAAGTAAGTAGATCTTTAATAGATAAAGATGCTATATATTCTGCTGAAGGTGGCCAAACTCAAGTTAGTTCTTTAACCCAAGTAATAGGTCAAAACGTACCTTACTTAGGTAATTATGGAATTAGTAAAAATCCAGAAAGCTTTGGTACTTTTGGTTTTAGAAGATATTTTGCTGATAAATATAGAGGTAAAGTGATGAGACTTTCACGAGATGGCTTAACTGAAATTTCTAGTTATGGAATGAATGATTTTTTTAGAGATCAATCTGAATTAATAAGTGATGATTTCAAAAGATATAACGTAGTAACAAGTACAGCAAGTGGTACAGGTTTTACTAATTCTATTGTAGTTACAGCAGCTAATATAGCAAATTTAGAATATGGTATGACAGCTTCTATAGCTGGGTTAATAACTACAGCTTATATAACAGGTTTAGACATGAGCACTAATACGGTCACATTATCTGAGCGTGTTACTATACCATCTTCAGATGAAGGAAAAATAGAAGTAACTTTTTTTAAGTTTGTTAAAGATACTATAGAAGGAACATTTGATGTAAGAGACAGAGTATATACACTTTCGTATCAACAAGCTTTAACTAATATTGCCTCTACTGAAGAGTTTACGTTTTTAAATGAACCATTTGAAATAAAAAACACGTCAACATTAGTTTTTGACGACACGGTTAATGGTTGGGCTAGTTACTATACTTATAGACCTAACATTATGTTTAGTTCTAAAAACAACTTTTATTCTTTTAAAAATGGTTCTTTATGGAAACATTACGATCAAAGTGTGATTAATAATAGAGGAGTGTTTTATAATGTTAGTAATCCAGCTAGTATAGTGTTTACTATAAATGATATGCCTTCTATAAAAAAAGTATTTCAAACTGTTAATTATGAAGGTGATAATGGCTTTCAAATTAATTTCTTTAGATCAGATTTTCAACGTATAGATCCTTTTCCTAATTCAAATCCAGTTTCTTATGGAGAAGAATATCAAGATATTACTAGTTTAATTCTTAGTTACGATCAAGGATTATATAATGATCCTATTACAGGTCAACCAATGCATGCTGGTTTTAATAGAAAAGAAAATTTATACACGGCTAACTTAGTTAACAATAGTACAGTTAAACAAGGAGAAATAATATTTGGTAGTGATATATCTGGTATAAAAGGTTATTTTGCTACAGTAAAAATATCAACAGACAATTACACTGACGTAGGTGGTTTAAAAGAACTATGGAGTGTAGGAACAAAATTTGTACAATCATCTTAAAAAATATAATATGGCAATACCTTTAATAATTCCAGCACTAGCTGTAGGAGGTCAACTAATTAATGGCATTATGGCTCAGAATAAAGCTAATCAAGCTAAGCTTGATGCTCAAACTTTAGCTGACGATATTACAAGATTAGAAAATAATAGAGTGCCTATTGAAAATCCTTATGCAGGTGCTACTGATTTATCTGGAACTTTACGTAATCCTTATGCTAACTTAGGTGTTGCTACTCAAGCGGCTGAAATGCAAGCAGAAGAAGCTGATCAAGCTTTAGCAAACACATTAGATGCGATGAGAGCTGGAGGTTTTGGAGCGGGTGGTGCAACAGCTTTAGCACAAGCAGCGGCTAAATCTAAACAAGGTATATCGGCAGATATTCAAAAGCAAGAAGCAGCTAATGAAAAATTAAGAGCTGATGGCGAAACTGCATTACAAACTCAAATAATGAATGAAAAAATAAGGATGCAAAATCTAGATGCTAAAGGCAAAGCGTTCATGTATAAAGAACAAGACAAAAGAGATATGCAGCAATTAGATAGAGCACAAGCATTGTATGATAATCAATTAGCTCAACAAATGCAATACCAGCAAGATGCTACAGCAGCGTTTACAGGTGCTGCCACTAGTCTTACGCAGTTTGGTATGGCTCCAGAAAACACTTTTTCAGATAGCTTATTTGGAACATAAAACTTAATCATGGGAACATATACACAGCCAACTCAAATATTAGATAAAAGACATTCAGAAGTACAAAAAGGTTTTGACAACCTAACTAGTCTTCTAGAAGCCCAGCTTGCGGAGAATAAAAAAGAAAAGAAAAAAGAGCTAGAGGAATTAGAAAAACAAAAAAAATTAAATGATCTAAGGCAAGTAGATATAGAAGAAATAAGACAAAAGCAAGCTGCGGCTAATTTAAAAATAGTACATAATCTTGGCCCTGATCCAGGTAATACTGTAAATATACAAGCTGAAAATGGTAATATTATACCAGTTAATTTAGATGATTTAGAAACACTTAAAAAAGCAGATGAAAATAAAGATCAAGTAATAAGTGATGAAGAAGCAGAGAAATATAAAATTGGAGACGAAGTATTACAGCTTCAAGAAGATTTTAATATATTTACACCTGAGTTTGAACAAAACATAAAAGATAATATTGGAGGTATACAATTTGATATTGAGAGTGATATTAACTTTCTTTATGGAAAGTTAGGCGAATTAGATTATGGAACTGCTGAATATAAAATGACTAAGCTTAGATTATTAGGAATAATAGAGCAAGCGCCTGTTTTAGTAGGATTGCTTAATAAAACTGCTGAAAATAAAAAAAGTGCCTGGAACATGGATGGCACAGTTAAAGATATATATAATACTTCAAATCCTGATATAGAAGGTTTACTCTTAGATGATGGAAAGCCTAACTTTGCATTACGATCTGAAGCTGCACAACACATAATATTTGGTACTAAACAAGGTAGATTTAAATATCATTCTTGGGGCGATGACGGTGTGTTTAATGATACTAGTACTTACATAACTTACGAAAGTCCTGAACACGGCATATTAAGAATAAGTTATTCAGAATATAAAGACTTGTTAGAAAACGGAGGTAGCTTAGTAGGTACTACGCATAGAGGTCCTTATAATGAAGTTAAAGCAGCTATATGGCAAGCGAATAAACACGTTTATAATGAGTTAGTTAAAACAAGTAAACAAGTTGAAGTTGAAGAAACTGAAGATGGAAAAAATAAAAGAATAAGTCAAACTGTAAAACAATTTGATGAAGCAAACGCTCAATTAGAAGCTGGTATTGCTTCATTTGTTAGAGATGGAGGTTTACAGGGCTTTTCATATTCTCAAAAAAATAGTCTACCTGGTTATAACTATTTACAAAATATTTGGCAAATGGCAGGTGGTAAGGGTTTTTATAATCCTGAAGAAAAGTCTTCTGATTCCAAATATGCTAATAAAGAAGAAGAATTAATAGATCTTTTAACCCAGCAAATTAAAAGAGAATATGCATCTCAAACAAAGATAACTAGCTACAATGTAACAGAAACACGGGCTGCCAGAGAAAGAATGAAAGAATCTGATAAAGCTGCGCTAGCTGTTGCTATTAGAGATGGAATTAATTTTGTGCCACAAGCAGATGACGAAGCTATTGTAGAACAGAATTTTAAAGAAATAAGAAAGTTACTAGACTTAGAACCTGATGCTACATCATTTGATTTAGAAGATGTTAAAAGTAATTTTAGTAGACTTACTGGACAAGGTCCTACTTCATCTGAAAATGCTAAGTATAAAATAGATAATCTAGCAAGATTTTTAAGTTCTATAAACACTACAGGTGATCAAAGTGAATATGCGCAATATTTATCTGGAGCGGATGTGAAGAAATTAATGTTAGAAAAAGATGCAAACGCTGACGTGAGTGGTATAAAAGATGATGTTTTATATTATGACAAAAATTTAAACGGAGGATATGAACCAGTTGAAAAATTTACAGAATATCATCAATTAGAATCAAGAATACTACAACAAATGAAAAATTCTCAACTGCCTGGTGCAACTAGAACTAATCCTAATCAACGTAAAATTGATGAAGCTTTGAAGAACGTTAAATTGGTATATACACCGGTTGAGACTATCACTACAGAAACATTAGAAGATTTTACTTAAATAAAATTACATGTATATATTTAAAGATAAAGCTTATACACAAGCACAGTTAGAAGAAATAGCTAAAAGAAAAGGTTATACTTTTGAAGAATTAATGCTATATAATCCTGAGATACAAGGCTTAAAAGACGAAGATATTGTGGAAAAGGATATAGCCGAGGCAACGTTAAATCCTGCGAGTGCGTCGGCAAACCCTACAGCAGGAGATACGGAATTCAAATCGGAAGAGGTTTCTTTGGATACACCATGGAAACCAACTAAATTAACTAAAGATGGAGAAGTTGATCATGAATATTATAGAGCGTTAGGCACTTTTAGTGGTTTTCAAGTAGCTCCAGACTTATCTCCAGAAGAGAGAGAAAACGAATATAATTCATATTTAAACTGGCAAGAAACTTCACTCGCTGATCCTGGTCAAATGATGTTACAGCAGCAGAGGGAAATGGATCAAAAAGTTTTAGCTAATAATATAGAAGATCTTAAAATAAGAAATGATATAGGTAAACAAATTGATTTAAGTTTTTCATCATTAGGTGAAATAGAAAATCCAGAAGAATTTTTTGAAGATTCTAAAATGATTACTGGTGATATAATAAATCAAGACGTAGTAATAAAAGGTTTAATCAATGATGTTAACAAACGTATAGAAGCTTATAATAAAAAAGAAATCGATGCTATACAGAAAGAGTTTGATCTTGATATTAAAAAATTAGTTTCTCAAATAGAAACTAAATATGACTTGTCTACTGCTGATGGAATTGAGGCTGCTGAAAAAGAATTAGAAAAATTATACAACGCTAGATTAGCTGTCGCTAATCAAGCAATACAAGAAGCGCAGAATAGAGGTAATAAATTCCAAGAAGATCAAATAAATAGTTTATTTAGTAGTAAAATATACAATGGTAGAGTTAACTATTTAAATGGCATTATCAATGAAAAAATAGATCCTTTATGGAAACAGTGGCAAAAAGATAATGCTGATGGATTAGCTAGCTTTTATGGTTTTAGTAATCCAACTGATCAAACAATAGCAGGTATATATGAAATAGGAAAAAACTGGGAGGCCGCTAAAGTTTCAATAGCGCAGTTAGGTATTAGTGGCGTTAAACAAGAAATGGAAATGTTAAATCAAGCGCTTCCTACTACAACTACAATAACTCCTAAAGGTGAGGTTAAGCAACTAGAACGTGATCCAGATAGAATAATATATGTATATCCTGATGGTACTATAGATTATGAAAAATCTAACCTTCGAAGACCTGCAACATTATCCCAAGGTACTGGCACTCCTAGACAAGGAAGATTTACTTTAACTGGTCAAATAGACACAAGCAAGCAAGGTGCGTTTGGTGAAGTCTTTAGTAAGCCTATGACTTACAAAGATTACATTGCTATGCAGGAAAGAAAAATTGAAAAGTTTAAAGATGATGTAAAAATAAACTTAGAAGAAATACAAGAGTTTGATAGATTAATAAATTTAGTAGAGGCGCCTGAACTTTTTGATGAAGACGGCGCAACTGTTAGTGACGTTATAGGCGTTGTATTTAGAATGGCACCTCAATTAGGCGCATCTATAACTGGTGCTGCTTTAGCTCCAGCTACAGGTGGATCATCTCTTGTAGCTTCAAGTATGTTTATGTTTGCTAATGAATATGGATCTGCATATTGGCAAGGTGTTACACAAAATTTAGCTGAAGAATTAAATAGGCAACCTACTAACGAAGAGATAATGGAAGCTATGGTTAGTGATAAATATCAAAATCAAGGTGAAGCAGCGGGTTGGGCTACAGTGTCAGCTTTATTAGAACAAGGAACAGGTTTAAGAGGATCTGCAGCTTTGAAAGCTTCTAAAAAATCATTATTAAATTTTGCTAAAAAACTTGGTTATAAAGATTTAAAAGAGTTTATTACAAAAACTAATAAGAATCAAATAATTAAAATTATAAAAGAAAATTCTAAAAAAATAGCAGACAAAGGTTTAGAAGCTTTTCAAGAAGGTGGTGTTGAAGTATTGCAGGGAGCTGGACAAGCAGCGGCTGTTAATGCAGCTAAAGGTGATGCAGCATTTGCAAATGTAAATATATTAGAAGATTTTAAAGAAGATTTTGGTGGTGGTGTGGCCGCTACAATTGCTATACCAGGTTTTGGTAAAATGATGCGATTGTCTAGAAATAGTATTAGTTACTTATCTGAACAAGCTTATAAAGTATCTATTGGTAAAGTTAAAGCAGAGCAAAGAGATCAATTTTTTAAAGATGCTGGTAATGTATTATTACAGCTTAGAAATAATAATAAAATAAGCGAAGAGCAATATCAAGCTGAATCAAAAAGAATAGCTAATTTAAAAAATAAATCTAAAGATATTCCTAAAGATTATTCATTTCAAGCAACTCAACAAACTTTAGATTTAATGCTTGAAAGAGATAAATTAGAAGCTAAAATAAAAAATGGTGATCCTGCTCTTACTATTCCTGATAAAGAAAGAGTTAAAGCTATCAATGCTGAACTATTAGAAATATTAGTTAATGAAGATAATAGAATTAAATCTGATATAACTAAACAAAATATTGATAAGCAAATGAGCCAAGTACTACCAGCTAAAGGTATGGAAGTACCTACTGATAGTAGAATTATAATTGTCAATGAACA